TGTCACAGATTACAATAGAGGAAGTGCATTTTTTTTAAATTAAATTTTTACGCCTTCGCGCTGTAAGGATTTTCTGTATTTTTTTAATTCATTACATGCTCTGAACATGTCCTGCGTGACGTTGGGGTGAGCGACAATTCGAAGAGCCTCGGTTTGGCATGTATCAACCTGCTGTCTCAAAAATCTCAAGTGCGCTTTCTGCTCTGGCCGTAAAGATTCATCACCCATTTTTTCTATCCTTCTCTAGTTTCTTGCCACCTTAAATGCTCTGTTAATTCTGCAACTAAATGTTTGAATTGATCAGGATCGATCTTCGCAACCCTCACCCCTTCTTCATAAATATTCAGTCCATCGTCTTTAATTGTCCAGTGATATTTTAATTTCATTTTTTAAAATCCATAATCTGCTTCGAAGCATCCTTCGCGCCCTTGCCCACAACCACGCAGTGGCCAATCCCCTCAAGGTAGGCGATCATATCTTTTTGATCGGGGGAAAGTCGCCCACCGCGTTCTCGTTTCATCTCCACCCACAAGTTCCACTCAGGAATAAACAGGTCTGGAACCCCAGCCACAACACCCTCTGCCTTGAACTTTTTGCCAGCAGAGATCGATCTCTTGCCGCCGTTTGGAATTGCGAAGATCAAAACTCTTGGAAAATTAGCTCGAAACCAATTAACAAATCCAACCTGTTCATCGTGTTCAGAAGGGTATCTCGTCACCGAAACGATTGAAGTCCTTACTTTGCGCCTCATTTTTTATCTCCACTTGGGTATAATCAAACTCTACAACCTCTTTATATTTTGGATTGTGGGTGGATGGTTTAATTTTTATTCGACTGGGCGTTGTCCAAAAATGACATTCGTTTAGGGCGTCATCAGTCGTGTCAGCCTCAGAATTTAATAAGCGCTTACGCTGCTGATATTTGCCTGACGCATAGCCGCCGTGATCTGGGCAAAGCCATTCCGAGACCTCTTCAAAAAAACCATATTTGTAAGTGACTTTCACACTGTCAGGTTTACCAGCCTTGCTGTGCCGACGATATTTAACGTCATCAACGTCAACCCACTCAGACTGCACCTGTGACGATAGCATAGCCCCACGATAGCTGCTTGCGCTGTGGTTGAGTGTCGGAGCAGGGAACTCAAACCCACACGATGGACAGATCTGACAGGCTGCGTGAACCATCGTCTGGCAGCTCTCGCATTGTTTTGCAGGGGCTTCTCCATCCCCCGCGCCTGCCGATTTGTCCTTTGGCTTTACCTTATCGATGAAGCCATGCCGCTCGACATTCTGGCCGTAGTCCAAAATCAGGCAATTTTCCTTGCCGTCAGCAATCCGCGTCCCGCGCCCAACCATCTGAACATACAAGCCAGTCGAAGCTGTCGCTCTAACAAGCGCAACCAGATCCACTTCTGGATGATCGAAACCTGTGGTCAGCACGTTCACATTAATCAGGCATCGCAGTTGACCGCTCTTGAAGTCAGCAATGGTCCTCTCGCGCACAGCACTGCTGTCGCCACCTGTCACCACACCAACGTCTATCCCCTGCCCCTCGAACTCATCAGCCAACATATTTGCATGATTTATTCCACTACTAAACACCAGCCAGCTTTTTCGATCAGACCCCAGATCTACAATTTCTTCGACAGTTGATTTGACCAATTCTGGATCAGACGCAGCCGTGGCAAGCTGGCTTTCGATAAACTCACCGCCTCGCTTGCCAACACCTGTCAAATCAATCTGCCTTATACCACCCTTCGAGATGACCGGGGAGAGATATCCCTGCTCCATCAGCATCCCCACAGGTATGTCATGGGCAATCCCATCAAAGATTCTGCCCTTTCCTTGATGCAAATATCCTGTGTCTAATCTGTACGGCGTGGCTGTAAGCCCAACCACTTTCACCAGTGGATTGCAAACTTTCAGATCGGCAATAAATCGATTGTATCGTGTCTCAGTATTTTTGGGCAATAGGTGTGCCTCATCGATCAAAACCAAGTCAGGAGCTGGCACAATGTCATACGCCCTCTCCCAGACGCTCTGGATGCCTGCAAACGTGATTGGGCGGTCTAGAACCTTCTGCTTCAACCCTGCGCTGTATATGCCAAAATCAGCCTCTGGGTAGAGTTTTAGCAGCCCACTTGCGCCTTGCTCCAGAAGCTCTTTCACATGCGTCACAACCAGAACTCTAGTGTCAGGATAGCTCATGGCATCCTTAATCAACTGCGCGATAATAGCCGTCTTGCCAGATCCTGTTGGCGCAACGATCAACGGATTATCGCCAGCCTTTCCAGCCCAGTAATTGTACAGACCATCGACAGCCTCTTTCTGATAATCTCGAAGTTCAAACGTCATTGACAATTCTCCCTAAAAAATCATCCGCATCTTGGACGGCGCGTCTTACATCATTTTTTTTGCCCATCACTTCCATGACAATATTAATTCCAACGTCGCTTTGAATTTTTGGCCAATTTTCGTGGCGTGAATATAACATCACCAAATTCAATATTATACACACCAATTCCTCATCACTAATTTCATCTGGCATGGCGTTAATAATTTTTTGTACCAACTTTTGAAGGTTCCTATTATCACTCATCACGCATCCTCGATTCAAATATCTCGCGGCTGTTGTTTTGATTGCGGATTATTTCTCCGCTGTCCAGATCCTCATAATCAACAAAATCATCACCAGCGTCTGACACCTCTAGGTCTGGCGGCATGATCTGTGGGATGTACAAATGCTCATCACAAGTGACAGTAGGCTTACCCTTTGAACAGCTCCAAGTGCCATCTTGCTCTGGCGTCACATGGCTGCACGTCCGACAGCTAACCTCTGGAATCTTGCAGCCGTGGCACACAGCCCAGTAGGGGCAAAACTTGCACTGCCAATTACTCGGATCATCGTGCAGTTTATCTGGCGGTAGGGCAGAGAATACAATGTTCTCAGCCTTGCTAATCAGCGCCTTGGCCTCTGCCTTGTCGAGCTTGATCCTCTCACCATAGATCTCATCTGTGTTTTTGTTGACAGCTATAAAATAACAGCGATCCATTTCAGCGAGATGCATACCAATCTGGCATTGCGCCCAGTAGATTGGTTTGGATTTCTGGACGCCCATATTTTTGGTGGCCTTGAAATTTTTGTCGTTCATCGTCTTAAACTCAAGAGTGTGTGGTTTTTTGCTTTCCGCAAAACCTTCACCAACGCCATCCAATGATAGAGCAAAGTGACCACCACAGGACTCGAACCTGACCTGTTTGCCAGTGTCTGGATCTCGCTCCCAGACCGTCACACCAACCGCTCGAAGGTTCGACACAACGCGATCCTCTTCTCGGTCACCAGTCTCGAATAAACGCAAAAGACGCCCATCAAACTTAGGCGTCCAAGCGTGTCTAAACTGATACCACAAGGCGCGACTGCATGGATTGCCAATCTGACTGCCGCCCAAATGAGGACGATGCTCATTTTTGCGTTTGTCTTTGTAGTGTTGGTAAATCGCCTCAATTGTTTTGGGCGTGGCGTAGGGTTCTAGGTTCATTTTCTGCTCTCTTTCTACTCATAAAATGGGGCAGACCAGCCGCCCCATCATAGAATAGAACTATCGTTTCCAAGGTGGTGTGGCAGATCCGTTTGATGCGGCAGGAGCCACAGCTCCCAGTCCCTCACCAACAGATGTGACCGCACCCGCAGCATCATAGCCCTTCACTTCGTTTGATGCCTCGTAGCCATTTTCTGCTGGACGCACAGCCAGCTTAACCATCATTGGTTTGTCTAGCAAATCTGCGCTGTCTTTTGGGCTTGGAACATCAATCGCACGGCATATCGATGATAGAGATCTCTGTGCTATTTCTACAGCAACAGAATTTGGGTTCTTTAGGTTTAGTCGATCAAAGACTAAACGCCCTTGATATTGACCATCTATAACCTCAATCCTCAGTTCGAGGTATGAGCCAGTTCTTTTTGAGTTCGGTTTTTCTTCAGCATTGGCAATCACACACTTATACCAATCGGCTGGGATTGGTTCGTATGTTGACTGTGGCTGAATTTCCAGCGCGTTAAATCCATTGAGATCCATTAGAGTTTTCCTTTTCTTACTCTGCTACAAATTTTGCAAATGGGTTGCCGCCATCAAACGTGAATGGCAGTGGTTCAGTGATATTGAACCGATTTTTGGTGACGCTTGATGCCTGTGGAAAGCACAGGATCTCACGTTCACCTGTAGAAATGGCGCGTTTTTTATCGCCATCCCCGCGTGTAAATGTCTTCAGTCGGATCAACCCAACTAGATCGACATTATCCGTATAGTGAGGAATAGACTTCTTGTGCATCCGCACACAGTACCTTGCGTATGGGTCCATATCAGGCAGATCCAAAGTTTCAGTGTCGGCGTGGCCAATGAACACGACATTCATGCCAGTCTCATAGGCTAGGCTACCAGCCCACTCGCGGATCTGGCGATGCTTTTCTGACGCCGTGCCGTAGCCTGCGCCATAGCCGCCACCAGCTTGGTTGATCGACTTGGCTTTTGGATCAGCCGCAACAATTTCGCTTTCAACCATTGTGGCCAACTGCGTAATGCTGTCAATCACAACCGTCTTAAACTCATGTTTTTCTGTCGCCAAAACTTCAATGGCATCCAGAACGTCCTGCGTGGACGTAGCGAGCGGAAACAGGCTGACGTTCTCATTCCCCTGTAAGCTGGCTGTGCCATCCTCAGTTCGAATAAACACAGGATTTGGAAACATTGCAGCCAAACTCGTCTTTCCCATCCCGCCCTCCCCGAAGAGGGTCGCTATGACTGGCCGTTGCCCGGTGGGTTTCGACAGTGATTTTAGATTAATAGCCATTAGAATAGACCCCCGAATATTTTGCTGAATATCTCATCCAGCATTTTTTCCATTTCCATTTCAGTCTTCATTTTACTTCTCCGCTTGTGTAAAAATAATGTTTACCAATTTTAGTTATTCTCGTTAGAGATTTTGACTTTGACCAAGCTGGTTGGACATAGTCTGCGTGATAGTTCAGCGCGTTTGTCGGCAGTAACCCCACGTTTTTTTCAGGGTTATCTAGTGTCACATTGGCCACCCACTGTGCGCGAACCCAAGCCTCTCTTTCGTGTGGCTTGTCGCTCTTGCCGTCGTGAGTCCAACTGAATTGTCGCTTTTGCCAGACAACGCCACACAAAGTGTCAGGATATTTGTCCGACTGAACTCGGTTCATAGTGACTTGCGCGACTGCAAATTGGCTGAGAACACTGGCCTCTGAACGCGCCTCAAAGTACACATTCAGAGCCAGACATGTTGCGGCCAGCATTACAGATGCTCGACTTTAACGCCAATCTTGCCTTGCTTGGATTCGAAAGCCTTCGAGACTTTCGCCCAAAGCCGTGGCTCTTTCTCCAACAGATAACGACAACCCTGCGCGTCGGCAGAAATAGTCTGCTTTATCGGGTGCATATCTTCAGGAATTTTATCTTTGATTTTATCCCAGACAATCGGATCAACCTTGCGTGATACAGGCTGTGTCAGCGTGACTTTGTGGTGTTCCAGTTTGTGGGAAATTGAGCCTTCATCTTTGACATCTAATGCCTTTGTGATTTGCTCTTCTATCGCACGGCGCTTTGCGATAATTTCTTTTTCTTGCGCCTTCACTTCTAGCCACTCGGAGGCCAATCCATCAATATTGCTCATCGCAATTTTCCTTTTCTTACTCTCTCTACAAAAATCGGTTTACAGAAAGATTTGCAGAGAGTAAAGATATTTTTACACATTTTGAAAAAAAGGACAGAAAATGACCACATTGATCCCTATCGATGACATCCGAAAATCTTTATCAGACAGGCGTTTAACTGTTGTTGCAGAGAAATCTGGATTGTCCCACCCAACCGTAAAAGCAGTCGCTGACGGTAACGAACAAATCAGCCTGAACACATGGAAAAAGCTCTCTGAATACCTGAGTGATTCGAAATGAGGATAGAAGAATATTGCTCAAAACTGGGCTGGTATTTAGTCACGATCCCAGCAGGATCGAAAGGTCCGACATCCTTTGGTTGGCAGCAACCAGAAAAGGCTTTGTCAGATCCAGAAGCCGCTCGCGCATACTATGAGAAAAACCCCACACATAATGTTGGGTTGCTGCACGGCGCGTCAGGCACATGCGCTGTTGATATCGATCATGTCGAGAATACCAAGCTGATTTTTGAGGAGCTGGGCATAGACTTCAGCCTACTAATGAACTCCGCACCACAAATCATTGGGCGCGAAAATCGAGGCAAGCTGATCTTCAAGGCTCCACCAGATCTTGTGACACACAAAATATCGTGGCCGACTGAGAAAGATCCACGCAAGACCGAAGTTGTCTTTGAGCTGAGAGCTGGTTCAGTGCAAGACGTTCTACCACCATCGATACACCCAGATACTGGGCGTCCATATGAGTGGTCAGGTATGCCAATCTGGGATGGACTACCAGAGCTGCCGCCACAGCTCCTGACGCTCTGGAGAGATTGGGAAAAATTTAGAACCCAGCTCCAAGATATTTGTCCTTGGAAAAAGAAGGCGCAGTTCCAGCCAACGAAGAAGCCACGTCCAAAGGGCAACAACACCAGCGTGATCGACGCCTACAATGAGGCCCATGACATGCACACACTTCTGGTGCAGTATGGCTACAAGCCAACATCGCGCAGCAGATACCTGTCGCCCAACTCCACATCTAAACTGGCTGGCGTAAAATTGTTTGATGATGGCCGTGCGTATAGTCAC